AGCTTTTACATCACCACTTATTCTAACTATAGAGGCGTAGTTAGCATCTACGTCTGCCCTCATCTGTGATATACTCCAAACTATCATTGCCGCTTGAAGAACCAAGGCAAACAATAGAGTTGCCGATATATTTTTACCCATTACAAAGCAGTCTTCTTCCCCCCTAGTCAAGGGGGTAGGCTTTCCAATCTAACTGGAAGTGTGGCCCATCAGGGAACTTCTTCCAATCACCACCCCATACGATCTTAATGTCTAGTTCCTTTGCAGCAGCCTTCATTGCATCACCAATAGGGTAGAACTCATCCCACTCCCACGACACAGGATAAGGGACAACATCTACTGCATGACCTGTCAGGTGACGAGACTTAAGTGTAGTTGACTTACCTGTTCTCTTAAGCATACGCTGACGTTCAATATTACGAACACCCTCAGTTACACTAAAGTCCTTTTCACTAATCTCTAATGCTCTTACAACAACAGCAACCATGTCAGGATGTACCCCAGACAAGTTCTGCTTACTTCGTAGTCCTAGTTTGTATCCCATTGGTTGCTCCTTAAGATGGTTTAGTGGGCCATGTTATTGTGTTGGGAAATCCAGCTTGTTGTGGTACATCTAAAAGTTCTAAACGATAAGTTGTCCACAGGTCTTGTTCTTCAGTTGTCAAACAATTCCAACGTAAAACGTTCCCAGCTATAACGTCTACCGTTGATCGTAGTTCCTCATTACGTTCATCACGAATACCATTGGCTACCTCTTCTTCACTGACAACTCGGTTATCAGGAATAGTAGTCTCAACGTTAGTTTGAATGTTTATTTGCCTAATAGTCATATCTATTTCCTACTCATATGAAAGACTAACATTGCCTTGGTCAAAGTTTCCAGATGTTAAACGAGTGAGGCGAAGTTGAGTAAGTTCTCCAGTAAGTGTCTTGGAACCACCGCCATATGCACCAGTGCCAGAGTTGTCTCTGGTTGTGCTATGTGTTGAAGCCCACTGATTTCCAGTTACTCTAGTCAATATCATTATTCCACTGGTATAGTTACTGGTTACAGTCCTAATAATAGGAAAGCCATTTGTGCTAGACACGCCACCCGCTGTATGTGCAGACGAAGCAATGTAGTCTGATGTTTCAATCCCACCACTATCACCTAGTTGCACTAAAAGGCGTTGGTTTGAGCTAGTTCTAACATTTACTAAGTTTAGCGTTACTCTGTTTACACCAGAGGGAAGACCAGTGAAGTCAATGGCCGTGCCACTTGTTGTATTTACAGATGCTACGAGAGTAAAGGTTGAACCACCAGAAGCAGCAACCCAAGATATATCTGTACCATCTGATGTAAGAACTGTATCGGCTGCACCTTTAGCTAATCTTGCAGTCTCACCAGAGGCATTACCATAAAGTATAGACCCCCTAGTAATAGCGTCTAGTTGATTGAGTTCAGTAGTACTGACAGTTGCACCAGATAACTTATTTATTTCTGCACCTGTGGCGGTTAGTGCTGTAGCACCAAGAGTTAACCCCTGTGTAGTAATAGATAACACATTATTAGAAGTCTGATCTAAAGTAGCTATTTCTATCCAAGCGTTGTTAGCCTCATTACGTAGCTTCAAGGTATTAGTATCTGTTTCATACCACCATTGGTTAGCATAGGTAGTTCCTGGTTCTGCATCACCAGAGGAATTAGATGCTAGTGCTACAAGGGCGTTGTTTAAGTCTGTCCTAGTTGCTGGAAAACTCTGGTTAGCAATATTAAAGTCGTGCTGCGACATTACGTTAGTTCCTTTCCGTAGCCCTTAGCTACATAGTCTAGGGTCACACTATTTGTACTTGCCGATCCCCCAGTAAAAGTGTTAATAGTGAACCCAGTTCGGGTCTTGTTTGTTATTGTGTATCTGTCACCATTAGTTAAGTTAGCTAAAGATAGTCCTATAGCTGGTGTAGCTGCAAAGGCATCATCAAAGGTGACATTAGTTGTCCCTGTAAAGGTTATATCACTTCCTGAAGTAGTCCTATCAGGCATATCTACTGTTACTGACAACGCACTTACTACAGGGGTTACATTAGTGTCTGTAGAAGATAGTAATAGCCTAAACTCAAAAGCCCTAGCTGTTATATCAGACACAGAAAATGCTTGCCAATCAGACCAAGTAGGTGTACCTGTAGGGTCATCATCTGTGTGCCTTAGCTGTAGTGAAACAGAGGTGTCACCAAAGGCTGTAGGGTCTCCATCAAATACACCAGCCCTGTCATCGAAGTTACCTGTAGCACTATCAAATAGGTCTGTCCTATCAGATCTTGTACTTGTGAAGGAGAAGTTTAAGCGGCTTGTGTACTTTTGCCCTAAGTCAAGGTCGTTGCTAAAGTAGTATATTCCAGAAGATGCGTAACCTGTAAAGTCATCAAACAGTCCTGACCTGTCATCAAATAAGCCTGTAGCATCATCAAACAATAAGTTAGGGGCTAACTCTAGGCTATTACTAGCGTTAACTACTACGTCAGACTTAACACCAGCAAAAGAAGGGTTCTCCGTTAGTGTAGCTACAACATTAAGATCGCTAATACCGACAGAGGTAACGACAAACACAGCAGGGTTTACAGAGGCGTTAGACCCACTTGTTGTATCATCTACAGCCTTAATGAAGTATGTACCTACACCAGCGTTTTGCAGTGAGACTGTACTACTACCTACCTGTACTTCTGCTATATCCTCTGCTTCTGAGTAGACTGCCCCGCTAGTTAGGTGAGAATACCTAATGGTGTAATGTGCTAAGTCTAAGTCAGATACTGGTGTCCAACTAAGGAACAAGGTACTTCCAACTACGTTACCATCAAAGTTAGTTACATCTGCTGGTGGCGCACCCAAGGCTTCTACAGGGTAGTTACTTATAGTATTCCACTCACCGGGAACCCCAAGAGAGTTAGTAGCCCTAGCCCTTATATCGTAAAGGGTTTCTTCTATGGCAACAATTTCAACCCTCTCTGTACCTACAAAGGCACCCATAGTTGCTACGGAAGTAAAGTCAGGTTCATTAAACTCAACTAAGGACTTTCTAATCTGTACCTCTGCTGTGTCCAAGGTATTTTCTGTGTTGGTAATATCAAGAATAAGAACACCAAGGGTCTTACCCTTTACCCTCCTTAGTTCAGTACTAATATTTATGCCAAGGTTAGGCACTTAGTACTAATATTTATGCCAAGGTTAGGCACTTCAAAAGGTGACAACAAAGTAGTGTTATCTCTTTCATAGACTATACCATCGTCTACCTCATCATATACAGATTCAGCAGTTTCTCTTAGGGTCATGTTAACTTGCAGATCAAGGCCATCTGTAAGGCCAAAAGACCAAGCTAATACTTGAAACTCTTTATTAGTCCAACCAAACCTAGTGTTAGTAAGTCTTACATTATCGCCAACCTGTAATCCTAAAGTTCTAAGGCCAAAGGCTGCGTTAATAGTAAGTTGTTGTCGGTTGCTCTCTAAGCTAATCCTAGCAATACGTCTGGCTTCAATACTGTTATCAGTAAAGGGTAAGTCTACGTCAGCAACAGACTCTTGTCCACCATCTGCACTAACGAAGGCTGAATTAGTAATCTGTGGGTAGTCCGTAACCTGCCAGTTAGACTCTTCACCTCTGAAAGTACCTTTTACAGTATTAAAGTTATCTCTACGAGAGTGTCTTGTGCTTACATCTATACTAGAACGAAAATCATCCTCGTCTAAGTCCATAACTGTGCTTGTCCAGTAAGCAGGTTTCATACGCCACTTACCTTGAGCGTACCATAACGAACCGCCCATACAAGTTAATAGATCACTTAACAAATCGTAGGGTGTCATTGCAGTAGTAAAAGTACCATTACAGGTATATTTCTTAGCTTCAGGGCTACCTACAAGTGTATCACACACAATAACAGCACTATTTACAAGAGTGTCATCAATGTTAGCAGCCTCTTCCTTAAGACCGTAGCTTGAGGTCAAGTAGTCCCGTAGGCACAAGGCTGGGTTATCTGACCATGCAGTCGTAGAGGTAGCGGGGTTATAGACTTTTTTGCCTTTAACTTCTGCTGTAATAGTGGGCATACCATTGGGGAAGGCGTCAGCATCGTGTTCAAGACGCACATACATGTAGGCTATACCTGACAGCTTGTGTTCTGAGGTCCAATGTTCGGACTCTGCTATAAGGTCAGTGTCTGCTGATTGAGTTGGAGACCCATTATGAAACTTAAACCTGACTAGGTATTTGGTTGAGGTTTGAGTTACCCAGTGATATTCACCATCACTAGGGTCTATCTCCCTAACTCTTTTTGCAGTAGTCTTAACGTACTTAGATGGGGAGGTTACATTACCATTACTGTCTAAGGTTACTACTTCATCGTTAATATATATCGTATCAAATGATTCAACTTCATGACCAGCTACAGCAATAATACGGTGAAAGAGTTTATTGTTAGCCCCTGTAGACTCGTCGTATACTATAGCACCACCAACACGCATCTTACCATATATAATCTGATGGTCTAGTGCTGAACCTCTAGAGTTTACCTGATAACCACGATTAGCACCAGATACTTTAGGCTTAGGGGTAAGTGCGTTGAGTGCTAGGCTCGTAGCCATATTGACCCCAAGACCAATAGCAAAGAGTGCGAAAGCGTTAGTGACACCCGATAACCCCAAGGTAGTACCAAGAGCGGTCCCAGCGAACCATGTTCCCGTTGCAATAGTGCCTGTGACTACAACCATACTATAAAACCCTCTCGTACTTGGTTTCTATCTCTTTATAACCTAGTCGATTCAGAAACCTTCCTATTGGGTTCTTACTTGAGGATGAGGCAATCAGCCTGTATATACCGTCTTCCTTCATGCAAGCCTCAACAAACTTAAACAAACGCCTTGCCACTGTAGATTTCCTGTAGTCTTTATGGACGTATACCGCATCATAGCTACCAACTAACTCTCCTTTTGTTGTAAGAGGGCTTGTAATTATCACAACAAAATAACCTATAAGTAGTTCATCTTTTCTAGCAGTAAAAAACTTAAGTCTTCCAACCTCTTCTAAGGCAAAGTAGGAGTCCCAATCTATAACAAGGGTTTCAGTAGGGTGTCCTGACTCTTCCCACTCAAGTTCAGCTAGGGGCGTCACCTCTTGCTCTGCAAGGCATAAAAACTCTTGCTGATACTTAATCACCCTTTACGACCCCACAGTGTCTCTTTATCTTGCATATCTTCTATGAAGTCTAAACCTAAATCTGTAGGGTATACAGACTTCTGGTAGCCTGATGTAAAACGAGCAACTCTGGCCCTTTCAAGATCAACTAACCTGTTCTCCACTAACAGTTCTATGGTTGTTGTTTCGGCAGACTCAGATATATTCATCTGATCCATGTAACCTGAGAATATCGAGTTTAACTCAGTTGGTGCGCTGGTAGTACCGAAGTAGATATTAGCTACACGACCCTGATAAGGCTCACTGAGTGCTAAGGACAAGGCTGGGTCAGATACCCCACTGAGAGTTATGTTAGCCCCCTTTACGTCTAACTCAGAGGTCTCTTCAATGGTTGAAATGTTTAGTATGCTACCTACACCAGTATAGATTATTCCGGGAGTTGCCTCAAGAGTACCTTGCCCCGTCCACATACGAATAGTAGTAGTGTCAAAAATAAGTTCAACAGCAAAGAAAGGGTAAACCGTGTCTGCATTTATATTAGTGTCTGTCGTAGCTGTCAGGTCTCTTGAGCCATAGTTAGACATAGTGTTTCCTTATGTAATAACTTCTACAGCTTCAAAAGATATACCGTAAGCAGAAGCATTATTGATTGACCAAGAGGTTACATTTTCTAACAACCTAAAGACCCCTCTAGGGGAACTTAACACTGCTGTGGAACTTGTGTAGGCAGTTCTAAGTGAAGGCCATACCTGTATTGTACCGTCACCAGTTTGATCTAACAGAACTTGATAGAGTTTAGAAGTACCAGCAGATCCTAGTTGTATGTAGTCACCAGCCTTAAGTCATAACTACAGTAGCAGAGTCAGCACCAACCGTACCAGTTACGACACAAGAACTAACGTCACCTCTTGGTGTAGCATAGTCAGGATCACCTAATAGGAATGTTCCTTGTGAACCCTTAAGACCCACTAGCATAGCTTTCCACTCAGCAGCTAGATCACGTCTTGTTGATGGGATAGTAACTGAGGCTTCCCACCTTTGACCACCATGTACTACAGTCTGTTGTTTATACGTGAAGGGAGACTGAGAGGTAGCTACAGCATTAACTGCACGTAACTCAATACTTTCAATCCCTATAGTAGTTGGTGTACTTAGTGGGTACGTCAGTGCCATCTGTTATACTTCCTTTACCCGAAGGTTGCTTTCATTTGTCCACCACGGCGACGATCACTAATGATAGAACTCTTAGTCATTTGGGCTATCTGAGGAGTTTCTTAACGCTGTCATCACCATTAGCTTGAAAGTTAAAGTTCTGATGAATTACAACGTCACCTGATCCGCCTTCTGCCTGTACCCCTAGCTTACCGTTCTTACCACGCTTGAGTGGCATAATAGCTTCTGGGCCAGCTTCTCCCATTAGCCCTGTACGACCTCCTGACATACCAAAGTTAGTAGGAGAACTTACAACACCGCCACTGGCAAAAGGTATTACGTTACCACCGTAGAAGGCACCACCACTTTCGTACAAGCCACCCGCTGTTATAGACGCAGAGGTTGGAGCAGGGTTTAGTAAAGTTCCCCTTCCACCACCCAAGAACCCATCTATAGAACCACTGATCATACCTGTGATTTGTTTAACAACATAGATTTGATACAACTCAGCAATAATGTCCCTAGCCATAGACCTAAAGGCATCTTTAACTGACTTAGTACCATCAACAATGGAGGTTAAGGCACTACCAAAACTGTTAGCTATAGAGTCTGCTACATCTTTCTGTTGTTGGTCTGCCTCTTTTAATTTGTCAATTCTATGTTGCTCTGCTGCAAGTTCTTCAGCTATTGCTTTTATCTTAGCGTCATGGGACTTGTTGTAGTCTTCATCCATAGCTGCCTTAAGTTGGTACTCAAACTGCATCTGTAACAGCTTCTCGTCCCGTAGACCTATGAGGGCTTTCTCTTCTG